GCAAGACCTACATTCTTTGCCCCAAATGCCACGGAGAAGGAAACATAAAAAAATGAGACTCGACCCCAAAGAAACCAAAGAAGCCCTAAAAGAACTACTCGACCTCCCCGACATCGGGGCGGCCGGTGGAACGGATAGCCGACACGCTTTTCGGGTTGCATCGTGATTCCCTCCAAGCTATGTATGAGAACGCGATAGGCAAGCCGTGGGCTTTGATTGCTGCTTCATACTTTGGGCATGACTTGACTGGGCTGGCTGTGGCTGGAGTGCTCATGCTGGCGGATACGGCGAGACATAGGAGCAGCGCCACACAATAGCGTCGGAGCCGGTGTCTGTTTTGCGTTTGTATGGCGTCGCTACAACGTGGCCAAGGTCTGTGAGTTCTTGGCGTCGTTTGCCAGCTGACGAGCGTAGGAGTCCGGTGTAGACGGATAGTTCGTAGTCGGTGGCTGAGCCTAAGTGTTGGAGTGCTTCCCATATTCGTCTTCTCTGTGATGGGCCGCGGCGCTTTGCTTGTCCGGCGGCCTCGTGTGAGGTGGTTGGGTCTGTGGTTCTCACAAGCCTAGTCGGGGGTATTTGGTCAAATAGTCCGGGCTGGGAATCTGTGTGGCTCATAGCACCTGCCCATGGATGACGATTGGGCCGGTGTCGGGCCGGCGTGGCATGACGTGTCCGGAGCCATTTGGTAGCCAGTAGTGGTTTAGGGCTTCCACAAGGTTTCTATGGGCTGAATCGAATGGGCCGCCGCTGGAGACGCTGTGTACCTGGTTGGGCCTTGTCATGAGTTTCTCGGCTTGGATGACGTCTATGAGTCTCTGAGCGGCTCTGATGGTGTCTCTGGCTCTGTCTAGCTTGCGTTCTGTGTCTCGGCCTTCTTCAATCATGGGGCCAATGAGGTTTCGTAGTTTTTCGTTCTCTGCTTGTAGGGCGTAGAGCTCATTTGCTTCGTGTTGTTCCATGGTTATTCCTGTTCTTCTTTGTCGTTGTATTCGTGGAAGCCTTGCCGGCGTAGATCGGATTGCATTTGGGTGATGAGGTCGATGGCTCCGCGTACTATGCGGCGGGCTCCGATGCGGCTGGAGATGTCTGGGAGGTCGAGTAGTTCTTTTAGGGCTTCTTTGGTTTCTTTGGGGTCGAGTCTCATTTTTTTATGTTTCCTTCTCCGTGGCATTTGGGGCAAAGAATGTAGGTCTTGCTTTTGGCGTTCCAGATGTGGGATTTGTTTTCTTCGCTGGCGTCGTCGTAGCCGGCGCGATTTTTATTGAGACACGTTGGGCATGTCTTCAATGATGAATCCCCTAGATGGCTCTGTTTCATATTGGCTCTGTTTAGTGCGTCATCCTTGGGGGTACCCGTCTCCCCATGGGTGGGGGTACCCTTCCTCACCTGTGATGACTTTCTATTGTTATCCACAGGGCGAGTGTGGAGGGTGTAAAGGTTGCTGGAAGGGTCGCCGGCGGGGTTCACGCGATGCTCTACCGAGAGTGCTGAGATCGCTATGAGCTCATCCTTTGCCCGGTCGATTGTGGCTGTGGAAGTGCGCATAATGTCGGCCAGTGTTTTCCGTGACGGCCATGCTTTGCCTTGGGAGTTTGCAAAGCGATTAAGAACGGCGTAGAGCCGGACGGCGTTTGCTGAAATGTCTGCTGTGATAACGAATTCGGGGATGATGGCGAAATAGTCCGTACTGGTTACTTCGCTCATAGTTCTTCCTCCATGAGACACTCGTCGATGTATGTCTGGGCTCGTTCGATAGCTGCTGAGCGTTGCTGTGGCGAGCCGTTAACAAGTGACGCCATGAGTGATGCCATGATTCCCAGCCCTGTCGCGGCGCGTTGCTTGTATGCGTCTCGCGTTGCCTGGAGCCTGGCCACGTCGACTTTTTCGGCGTATTGCGGAGCCATTGCTTCAAGTATTTCTTGGGTTGTCATAATGTCATCGAACGATCGTTCCGGTGGTTGTATGTTCTCGTTTGTCATTGGTTTTCTTTCTCTCTGTTGTAGAAGTGTTCACAGCCGGCGAGGACTGTGGGTTCGGGGTCGAATGGGATGCGCATAATTCCGCCGATTGGTTCCGGGGTACCGATAATGAGCTCGATGATGAGTGTGATGTCAGCTCCACAGATAGCACATTTGCAAGACATGAGTTTCGGGTAGTCAGCGATTGGCAGCTGGTTCATCGGATGGCCTCCCGAAAAGTGACTACTAGCACGACCATCAGAATCGATATCCAGACGAAAAGGATGACAAGAAGGGCTGATAGAAGTTTGTCTGTTTTCATCGGAGAATATCCTTTATGCGGTGGATGTCGCATGGATACCAAACATAGGTTTCGGCCGGCGTTTGTTCCAGTTGCTCTATCCAATCTTTTTGGAATTTGGATAGCCGGCCGTTGTCGCCTTTGATTTCGGCCATGATTAGACGGCCTTCGCGGGTTGCTATGTAGTCCGGGAGGCCTTTGTCTCCGCGCATGGGTGTCGCCCATGAGCCGGATTGCCGGACAGCTGGTTCGAAGTGGCACCACGTCCAGCCGAAAAGCCGAAGTAGATGCTCGACTTGTGTGGCGAATACTGATTCAAGCACGTCGGGCTGCTTTGCGCTTTTGTTCCTGGCGTTCTAGATCACGGGCTACGTCGAGAAGCCTGGCAAAGCCGAAGCCGGCGACGATGCCGATGATGGTGAAGATGGTGGCTAGTTCGTCGGTGCTCATTGGTGCGGCCTGTATGCGTTGCGCCAGTAGTCACGCTCAGCGCGTAGGCGTTCAATCTCATGAGCGGCTTCTAAGCAAATTAGAGCGCCTCCCGTTTGCATGGTGTCTCTTAATCGGGTGACGATGCTTTCGGTGACTATTGCAAAGTTTTTTTCGGTGCGATTGTATGGGTACGAGCTGAATATCTGGGCCCATAGTTCGGCTTCTTCTCGTGGGTCTTTGCTCAAATAGATTTTCCTGAAAATTGCTTTTCGTTCCTGTAAAAGTGTTTCGAATTCGTCGCGAGTCATTAGAACGGCCCTTCCTGGTTGTCGTCGATTGGTGCTGTCGATTGCTGGAGCTCTTTGAGCTCGTCAATGAGTTTTATGGCCCCAACCTTCGAGATGGTGTCAAGATTCGCCGGCGGGAGTTTTCCCACAGCTTTTGAGATGGCGTATATCATTTTTCTTTGGCCTTCTGACGCGAGCGGAACGCCGGCGGGGTTGATTGGTGCTTCGTCATTGGTTGACGGCTGTGGGCGGCTCTGGGTGCCTGTGGGGCGGGGTGCTGGGCGTTGCTCGTCGCGTCGCGCTGCTATCTCGTCGATGGTGGCGATTTTCTTTGTGTCGGCGGCTAGTGCGGCCACGATTGCTCGGCCCCATGCGCTCGATTCGGCGTTCATTAATTCCGAGCCAGCTGTATACGGAGTTTTGCCGGGGAATGGTTCCCAGGCTGAGCCGATGCCTGGGCGTTCGTCAGCTGGATGACGGTAAGCGGCAGCTATGTAGACGATGAACGCTTTGTCGGCTATGTATTCGATTCGGTATGGGATGGCCATGTCTGCTGGTTGTAGCGAGCCTTCGGGATGAGCGGCCCTGAATAGCCGTATCCGTTCAGCTACGTCAACGTAGTCAGCCATTTTGTCTTTGTAATCGGCCATTAGATGCCTGCCTTTTCTGTTCTGAGAGCTTTGAGTACTGCCTTTTGATATCCGATTCCGGCGCATCCTTCGAAGTGGCTCACGATTGGATAGAAGCGTCGAGCTGCTTGAAGTTTTGCCGCGTAACGCTTTGGGAGTAGGGCTTCGATAGCTACGTTTTTATTGAATGGGCCGGCGGTGATTTCTTCCAGCTGGTCAGCTACAAGGCCGTCAGTTACTTCGTCACCTGAGCCCATTTTTACGTCGTAAGGCTCGACAATTTGGCCGAGAGCGATGAGCCCGTGCTTTGCGCTCAGGATGAAAATGTTTTCTTCCTCTGTCATGGTTCGGGCTGTTTTGATTGTGTCTTGAAACATTGAGCCAACGTATAGGTCGGCTGCTGGGGCTGAGCTTTCGAGCTTTGCGCCTCCGCATGGGATGATTACTATTTTTCTCATTTTGGGCTTCTTTCGTTTTGGCCGGATTGGACGCCGGGAATTTAAGTATGACAACTATGGCGGCAGATGTCAAGACATAGAACGACCCCAGCAAACGAGAAGAAAACTGGGGCCGAACTATGGGGAACTAGAAAGCGAGAAAGAAGGTATCGAAACTCTCTAGCTCTACCCTTCGTCCCGGCCGGTGTGTCCAATAACGGCCAGGATGAGACAGCCTAGGCCTACCCACACGAAATAAAACATTACTTGACGGCTCTGAACGCTGCTTCAAGCTGTTTGGCCTTTGTGCCTGGCGCAATCTCAGCGTGAATCCATAGAGCGCCGGGGGTGCCGCCATTGTTTTTCGCGTCCCATTCGACAACGCCTTTGGCTTTGCCGCCGCCCCTAGAGCATCGATAGCCACGGCCCCATGCCTTGACAGCTTTGGGAGCTTTATAGGAATACTGGTTCACAGCTTCCAAGCCCAGCTCGTCAGCGTTAGCCACGAGATACTCAAACACAAGCGCCAGCACTTTCGGGTCAGTATGGCCCATATCAATCGCGCGGCCTGTCGAATGTACCGAAAGGAACGGCCTACAACGCGGGTCAGTAGGGTCGAGCTTTTGAATTAACGCCGGCGCTGATCGCATGACGCGGATGACTAGGCCGCCCATATATGTCATGCCGTGGCGTTTGGTGAGGAGCTGGGCAAGTTTGCGAGCTGCCGGGTGGGTGGCTATTCCGATTTTGTCGAAGCCTGTATAGGGCCGGCGTGTGTTGGTCATTCTGTGGGCTCTTTGGCTTCGAAGATTTTGGGTGATTTTTGGCCGGATGCTGCCCCAATGCCGTTCCCGATTCCGTAGCCGCCGAAAGCCGTAATTACCGGGAGGCCGGCTTCGGGGCTGATTTTTCCGAGTGCCATGAGAAGCGTGACGGATAGAAGCGAGACGAGAAGGATGAGCGCTTTTGATGGGTTGGCGAGTTGCATGGGTTATATGTTTCGGTAGCCGTAGACAACTACGGTGAGGTTCGTGAATGTTTGGCCGCCGGAGCTGATTACTATGCCGTCGACGGATGTTGCCGCATTGTAAAAGCCGCTGCCGGTAAGTGAGCCGCTTCCGCCAGCCGCGCGGCTGTCTGTCCCTGTCCCGGAGAAACTGGTATAGAACGTGCCGACTTTGGGAGTGTAGATATCTAGCGAGCAGCTGGATGATGCTGTCGCTACTCCGGAGCCAATTACGGGGATATTCCAAATTGCAGCGTTAGCTGTATTTAGTTGCTGTATCGCCCCGGTGGAGTAGTCCCATGCTTGGCGGCCTGAGTAGTAGCCGCTTGTTCCTAGCGTGGTTCCGGCTGCTCTGAGTCCCATTGCCAGGCCGACGGCTCCGCTGGTTGTCATGCTGTGGATAAGTACGCGGTAGTTCGTGTAAGTCGTCGTAAATGCGTTGTCACAATTCAGGGTGTTGCCGCTTGTGGCTGTGAATGTGTTGACGTACACAAGCCCTGAGTTTGTTAAGAACGAATTGATATCCGAAGCCGGGAGGGCAACGCCATCGGAAAAGGTTTTGAGAGCCATGAGAGTCCTATTCTACGCGATGAGGTCAGGGCCGCCGATTAACGATGAGCCGATAATGAAAACATTTGTGTACCGTACCGAGCCGTTAATCGTGGTCGACCATTGGCTAGGCGTAATCCGGTGCTCGATGGATTGGATGAGCTGCTGTGTCGTGATTGTGGAGCCGGTGCGCGGAACGATGTTGAGCGTGATGCGCTGGAGTAGTTCCAGATTCAAAATGGTTTCCCACGATGCGAGAACGCCGGCGACGTTGACTTCAATGGGGGATATTACAAGTTTCGGGTCTTTGGAAAAGTTGACGAGCATTGTGGCGAGGGCTCGCGCTGAGTCTTGGGAGTCGAGCTGTGTGTTCCACGTTCCGCCTTGGAATCCGTAGGTAGTGATTGAGGTGGAATCTTCGTAGACGAGCGAGCCGTCGCCTGAGTACGTCATGGTGAGGCTGTTGCGCATGGTGTCGGCGTCTAGTGAGTATTGAATGGCTGGGCCGATGGTGATGCCAGCGCCGCCAAATGTTGCTTGGCTTGTAAGGCTTGTACCGATTGAAAACGAGTTTTGACTGGTTAGAAAAATGTTTCCGTCTTTGGTTACGAAAGCGTTGCCGCCTTCGGAGTCTGCCAGTAGTTGTATTTCGTTCATTATGTTTGGGCCGCCGGTGGTGATTTCGGTGACTTTTTGGTAGGGGCTTGATTGGGTGAAGTTGGCTGTCGATGTCGAGTTTTGTGCGGTGCCGTTCCATGCTGTCGTTACAAGCTGGTAGTTCGTGTATGAGTCAGCTAATGAGCCGTCAAAATAGCTGTTTAATGCCGCGGATTGTTCAAGCAACATTCCGTCAAGCCAAACATTTTCACCAACCAAAGCACCATTAACAAGAACGTCGAAATAGACGGTGACGGCACCGGCTGGCGCGGTTTGAGTTGTCGACAACCTTCCCCATGTATTGATTGGCGGCACAGTTTGGCCGACGATAATGGTGCTGCCAATGAGTACCGAAGCAGCGTCGAACCATTGTGTTCTTAATTGTGTGATTCTTGTGGTGGCATAATCACGGAAAAAGTACGCGCTGAATGTGTACGGCAAGCCAGCCGAAACAGCCAGCCGCGGGTTGAATCCGACTACTAGCGCTCCCGTTGTCGACGTTCGGTTGCTGATTATTGAACTAGAGCCATACAAGGCTTTTGCCGTCGTTCTTGTTAATGTCGCGCCGGCTGTGCCTGTCCATCCGGTCGTGTTGGTTTCAATCGATGGATTGGTAATGAGGTTTGTGCGGGTCACGGTCGTCGGGATGATGTCTGTTGTAATCATTGACGACGGAAAACTAGTGAAAGATTCGAGCCTGGTAAGCCGGTTATATACCGATTCCGTCAATTTGTTCAGGCCCAGCCGGTAAATATCGAGCATGACAAAATAGGAGATATTGCTGGCCCATAGCACGGCTTGCTGGTGACGTCCGGGGCAAGTCGCGTAGGTTTCGCTGAGCGGGTCTGTCCATGCCACGGTGCTCGTCAATGTCGGGAAGACGCGCTGGCCGTCGAGTTGTATGTAGAAAAGAAGCCCGGAGGAATATGTCACGAGAGCCACAAAATGAGCCTGGCTGACGTCTAGGAAGACGGGCGCTTCATAGGTGCGCTGTTGAGTTCCGTTGTAGGTGAATATCTGGAGAAGGCTGTTTGTTTTGTCGTAAGCCAGCTCTACTTCATGGCTGATGCCGTAACTAGCAAATATGAAGTTTGCGTCGCCGGTCGGAAGCTGGAACCACATTGAAAAGCTTTGGTCAACAGGTGTCGACAAAGGTGACTTTTGAAAATACCATCCTTCTATGAATTCATTTTCAGATATAGCAATTGAGGTATCAGGGATGCCAATGGCAAGCCCGGCGGCGTTTGAGGTTCGTATGAGCTGTAACGATGTCAAGTCGTTTGGGCTGGTTCCGTAATCTTTCAAAACTTGTGTTTGATATGTTGCCGGGTCGATTGGGTCAGTGAGTGGCCAGTAGTGCCGGGGTGATGTCGAAAGGATGTAGTTTTCGGCGATGTCGTCGGGGATTTCTTCCTGAGATAGAAGGCCCATGGCGTCGAAACATTCGAGCGAGACGGTGGAATCGAAGCCGGCGTCTGTGATTTCTACGGGCCAGCCGGAGACGTACCCACGGAAGACGCCTATGGGGGTGGTGGTGGCTGTGCCGCGGATGCGTATTTGACGGCGGGGAAGGAGATTGCCGTAATAGGGGCCGGCTGTGTTCATTGGGTCGAAGCGCCGATCACGGTTGTCGAGAACGATGGTGGCTGTGCCGGCTTCGAAGTTTTGGAATTCGTCGGAACGGCCGCGGCGGGTGGTGATTTCTCTGACGTAGCTTGTGACGTCAACCCATGTGGGCGAGACGACGTAGGGGCCGCTTGTGAACGCTATTTCGACGATGGTGGTGGGATATGCCATGGCTATTTTTTAGCTTTTTTCTTTGGCGCTGCTTTTGGAGTTTTGACGGCTACTGGAATTCCGCCGGTTTTCGCTCCGTAGTTTTGGAGAACTTCCGTGACTGTTTTGGCGATGTCTGTGGGGCTACTGATCCCAGCTTCGATGGTTATGTAGTAGTTCCCGGTTCCAGCTCCGCCAGCGGCAGCGGTAAGCCCGGCCGCGAAGCCTGGCATCGACATTCCGGCGGCTGTGCCGGCGTCGGCAACTGTGGCCAGGTCAGCGGAAAGGCTGGCAGCTGTGAAGCCACCTGTTCCGGCGATGAGGTCTTTTGCTACTGCTGAGCCGGCGACGGGGCCAAGGTCGAGAAGTTGCTGGATGGCTGCTTTGCTCATATTGCCGCCGGCGATGAGTGTCTTTAGGTTGCTAGCGAATGTTTTGGCGGCCGCGATTTGTTCCTGGAATATCGCTGTGTAGTTTTTCGGCTTGATGTCTTTGGCTTTTGTGACAGCGCTTTCGGCAGCTGCTACTTCATCGAGGGCGTCGGCGTAGCTTTTGTAGTCGCCGGTTGCTTTGGCTGTTTGGAGGTTTTCGTAGGCTGTTTTGCGTTCAGCTAGGGCCGTTTTGACTGTTTCGCTGGCGTCGGCTTCTTGGCCGGCGGCGTCGCTGAACGCCGATGAGAGTGAGACGCTTGATGAGATGGCTTGGGAGATGCTTTGCACATAGTCGCGGATGGCTTGCTGAGCTTGTTTGAGTTGCTCTTTGAATGTTTTGAACTTGTCTTTTTCAGTTTGTTTGGCTGCTTCGGCTGTTTGTTCAGCCGTCGCCGTCGAGTCAATAAGGCTCATTCGGTATTGCTTTTGGTATGCAAGAAAGTCGATGATATTTCGGGAAGCCACTGGCCCCATGACGTAATTGAGCTGCTGCTGTGTTCGTATTGCTTCGCCGGTCGTAATAATCTGGCCGGCAAGATTTTCGGTGAATCCTTTTGTAGCTAGCGCCGCGTTGCGTTCTTCTCTTGTGTAGTCGCCTAGATATTTTGCGTAATCACGAAGGCCAAGGCTTCCAAGGCCGACGAAATTAGCTGTTCGAGCAAGGCTGTTCTGGAAGCGAACGCCGACATTATTGGCAAGCACCAAGACATTCTGGAATTCTCCGAATCCGTTAATAGTTCCATCCAAGTCATGCCCGGCAAGTTGAAGCTGTTTTCTTACTTCGTCCATGCCGGCGGCGAATCCGTACATAGTTACTTTTTCGCCGATTTTGACCATTCCATCGGCCACTTGGGTCATTAACGGGAGAAGCCTTGTGCCGATGGCGTCCGTGACTTCACCAAAAGCGTTCTTCATTCTTTGCGTCGATGTCGCTGTAGCAGCTGCCGCGCCTTTAACTTGGGTTTCGATGGCGGTGAGAATTATTGCTTGGGCTTCATGAATCTTGTTGCTTTTAACAAGAACGGCCAGCTTCGCTTTCTCTGTTTCGGTGAAAGTAATACCGGAACGCCTGAGCGAGTTGACGCCTTTGATGGGGTCTTCTAATGCTTTTCCGAGTTGTACGGCGTTCGTCTCTGCCGTACCGAATCCAGCGCCAGCCATGTCGAGCGCTGCTGCTGTTGCCCGGTCAAACGCTCCGCCGGCGACGTCTGCTGTGATAGCCAGCTGGCGGAAAGTGAGCAGCTTTGCTTGTGCGAGCTTGATGGTTTCAGCAGTTATTCCGGTCTCACGCTCCAAAACGTCTCCGTAATCCTGGATTCGCTTTGTAGTCTTCGAAGTTTCGACTCCAAATAGGCCCATCGATATCGCAATGCGTTCAATGCGTTTGTCTGCTATCTGTGCGAGCTCAGCCATTTTGGCCCATTTGATAGCGACTACCGCGCCGGCGGCTCCCATAGCGCCAAGGGCTAGAGCTGTCTTCTTTGCTGTTGCCCCGGCTTTAGCGCCGAACGAATTGAGGTCACTAGAAGCGGCCGCGAGTTGCTTGCGGAGTGGTGCGGCGTTGCCCGTGATAGGGACGTTGATTGCTTTAGCTGTTGCCATGGTTATCCCTTGAAATACTTGACGGTTAGCGAATCGATGCGCTGAACATATACGCGCACCACTTCGTCCCTACGGCCGTCTAGAGCGTCGTAGATGAACGGCTGTGGCTTGATTGACCTAGAAGGCCAGCCGAAGTGAATAGGGCCGGCGTACGGCACAGATGCCGAGCCGACACGGACACGGCCCATTCGTTGAGTTGAGCCGTCGCGGATTGATTCCGCTAGCCGTCCGGTGCGTACTGGTACAAACCTTTTAGCTCCAGCGATCACGATGGCGGCTGCTCGTTTGTGGGTGGCTTTCATGTCGTCGCGGGTATCTTTGGACATACTTCGGAGAGCCGCGTTCACTTCTTTCAAGCCTTCTATTTGTTGAGCGCCCCGGCCTTCTATCCGGAAACCATAGAGTCCAGCTCTTGCCATGCGCTTTCTCCAGTTTTAGTGAGGCTTGAAGGCCATAGTTGCTCGATTATTACTGCCAGAATCGCCGGCGGAGTTCGGAGAAGGTCAAGCGGGGATATTCCCGTCTTGGCTGCTACTGCTCCGATGAGCCATGTGGCGCTTCCGGCTCTTGCGGGGGGTCGATAGACACTACCGGGCTCACTTCGTCCACTGTTTTCATCCATTCAGCGAATGTGAGTGGCGTGGAGCCTGATTCTTGGATGGAGTGAAAGGCCGCAAAGTACAGGTAGGTCTGGCGGGGGTGGTCTTGCGTGAACGCTTCTGTCCAGGAGAGGCCGCCGAATTTTTCTTCGAAAGCTACTTCTGTCGATGCCCATACTTTCGTGCGGGTGATCGTGCCGTCTCTGTGCTTGACGTCAATTTCTACGGCCATTTTCTATACGGTTCCCTTTGTGATTGTGCCGCCAGTAAAGGTGACGCTCTGTTTTGAAAGCTCGCCTACGCCACCATTCACCGGAGTTGAGGAGGCCAGGAACATCGATAAACAAGTAAACTTCTGTTCTCCGACGGTCGTTGTATTTGCAATAATAAGCTGAGTCGTGCCGGTGCCTACGTTTGCATAGAGCGCATCCAAGACGGTTCCGGTGGCCTGGTCGTTATTGACTTCCAAGCTCACTGACAGATTGATGAGGCCGCCGGCGAAAATGTGGCCAGTGTTTCCCATTCCGGTAATTTCGATAGCGTCTTTTTCATAGGTAAGAGTGACGCTTGTGACGTATGGGCTAAGGCTCACAGCGATTCCGCCGGTGGTGGGGGCCATGGTTACCGTGGCGTTTGTAAGTACGAAAATAGCCACGTTATGACTTCACAATCGTTCCGCCGGTGAATGTGACACTTTGCTTTGATAGCTCGCCTACGCCACCATTCACCGGAGTTGAGGAGGCTAGGAACATATTGGAACAAGTGAAAACAGGCAGCGGGGAGCCCGATGTCGCGTTTTTAATTACAAGACTGTTGGTGCCGGAACCTGTTGCGCTCCAAAGAGTTTCAAGAACGCTGGCGGCTGCCTGGTCGTTATTGAATTCGATTGATACGGAAAGGTTGGTGAGCCCGCCAATGAAGACATGGGCGGCGCTGGAGCCCATGGCTGTGCTCTCCACAGCGTCTTTTTCATAGGTAAGAGTGACGCTTGTGACGTACTGGCTGAGCGTCACGGTGTTAAGTACGACGCTTGCATCGGTGAATACGAATACGGCCATTAGTTATCCTTTGGGGTGGTGGTTTTGGTTTTGACTTCTTCCACAATGCCGGAAGAAAGAAGGAGCTCGACGTTTGCTGGCGCTGCTTCGATGTCATCGTGCGAGACGATTTCACCAAACGCTCCGAGCGTTGAGTTTTCGATAAGAATTTTATAATTAGCCATAGATGTCAACTCCGAAGCGGTAGGCGGTCATGTCAATTCCCGATACTACTACTGAACGGGGGAAAGCTTCCGTTACTTGCAATGTGGAGCAAGCGCCGCCAAGTGTTTTGTCTGCTTCGATTGCTGCTTTAACGCTTGACGCTCCGGAGCCGGCTAGATAGGCGTCTAGGCGTTCGCTAGAGCTACGGTCAACCATTCTGCCGACGATGACAAGGATGAAAGCTTGATAGAGGTCTAGGCCGCGTCCCATGGCTTCGTCGAATGTGACTTCGAGTGGTTCAATGACGGCTGCTGGCGGTGAAAGGCTGTCTGGTACATAGTCGAAGCATCGAAGCCCGGTGATGGTTTCGAGTGCTGTGGCTAGTCCAGCTCGTACAGCTGATGGAGTCACGCGAAGAATTCCCGGCGGTAAGCGCGAACCATTGCGGCGATGTCGCGGCCTAATGGTGACATTCGAATCGCTCCAAGTTCGGAAAGGCCCAGGACTCCGCCTATGGAATCTTTGCGCTTGTAAAGGTCAGCGGAGAGAATATAGGTAGCTTGCTCGATGTCGTCGGGGACGGTAGGCCATCCCCATCGGGCAGTGATTTCGACTTGTGGGCGGTAATTGACGGGAAGGGAAAAGCCATTCGAGCCGACAATGGTGAGATAGTTAAACGGGCGGCCTTTTGCTAGTGCGTTCGTTGGTTCCACTATGTAGTCGACATTGAGCGCGAGAGTCGTTTGATAGCTGCCGGTGTCGTCGGGATCTGTTTTGACGACGAGCCCGGTGGTGCTGCCGATGTCGTCTGTGATGACTCGGATATCACCTACGGGGCGGTAGGTGCGGGCGCTGGCACTGGCGTCGAGATAGAAGCGACGATTGGCAATTTTGTCGATGGAACGTGACGCGCTTTCAATGATTTGTTCGAGAAGCGTATCCTCCACGGAGTCGTCAATTTTGAGGTAATTCTTTAACGCGGCAAGCGTTATATATCCGTTTGTGATGGTCACGATTCACGCTTTTTCTTTGCTGTTTTTTTAGCAGCTGCCGGAGGTGGTGTGGGGGTGCTGTCCGGCTCGATTGGCACAATCTCGACAAGCGGGGAGCTAGTCAAGCAACCAAGCCGGGCAAGCTCTGTTTCGACGGCTTTGGCACGTTCCTTCAAGCCGCGTCGGACGTATCCGGCGAGTTCTTGCTGGTATGCCTGAATTAGTGCGTCGGGATTCATAGTGGCCTTCCAAGAATGGGGGTGATGTGCTCACCCCCATTCTAGGCGGGGGGGATATTAGGCCCAGGTGCTCGGAATCATGCCGGTTCCGGTGATGGCGCTGAACGCTGTTGGGTACTTGCCGGCTGTGTATGCCGAGAAGCCGAATACAACGGTACGGATAGCGATGTTTCCGTCTGGCTGTTCGAAGCGAACATAAAGCGGCGAGCCGCCATTGTCTTCCCAAATGTAGGATTCGCGGAAGTCGCCGACGATGACTGCTGTCTCGTTGGTTCCTGTTCCCAAGTTTGTTGGAATGTTCGCGTCGGCGATGACTGGCAAGCCCAAAATTTGAAGGCCACCCATGTCGTATGCCGGGCGGTCGTAGGTGCCTGGCGCGTTAAATGGGTTTCCTGCTGTTGCATTGAAAAGCGGGCGGTTGGTCGAGTCAAGCGCACGAAGCCAGCAACCAATCATCGTCGGATGAGCCACGATGTGAGTGGCTCCGCCGTAGAAGTTTGCTGAGACGTCCTGGATGGCTGCTACAAGCTTCGGGAAGAATTCCGTCCATGTTGGGCTTGCATCGGTGTACGTCGTGGCGTTGATTCCTGAGGTGTTCAAGATGCCGCGAGCTTCGCCTGAGCCGCCTGAGCCGTTAATGGCCAAGGAGTCAAGTTTTGCCTGGTACGAACGGATTGCGTCGCCGAGAAGCTGTGTCTCGACTCCGGTGCCGCGTAGAACAGCTTGCTTGGAGAGGTCGAACATTGAAGCCACGGTATTCACGTTGACTGTGAGCAATGTGTCGTCTGGGCTTGACTCTGTTGGGGCTGTGTTCTCGGATGCCTGAACGTATGAAGTGACTCCAGTGGTGAGACGGCCGATGTTCACGGTCATTCCGGAAGCTGGGAGCTGTGCGTTTGTGGAGATGTCCAAAACGGGACGGCCAGCGCGGCGGAGCGTTGCAAATTCCGATACGAGGTAATTTGGAACCACGAGGCCGGCAAAGTTGCTTGACCCTGAGTCACGCTGTTCGAGTGTTTCGCGTTGGTAGCGCTGGATGCGCTCGCGGGCTTCGTATGAGCCACCAAATTCGGCGGCGATTGCGTCAGCCAAGAAGTCATTACCGGAGCGTTGGTGGTAGGTGGCTTCTTCGGAGATCACGCGAGCTGGAGCGGCTGAGCGGGTTTCAACGCTTGTGCCGTCGACGGATGCTGCCAAGTCTGCTGCTTTTGCTTTGCGTACTTCGATGTCTGTCACTTGTTCGATGCGCTCGTCGAGCTTTTCGATTTCAAGTTTGAGAGCTTGAACATTTGCAAGCTCGATATCGGTGATGTCGCGGGCTTCATCGGCGGCACGGGTAAGGGTGGCGTCAATGAGTCCAGCTTTTGCCGAACGGTTGTCGTGGAGGTTGGATAGAAACTGGTTCACGGTGAAGGTCTTTCTGGTCGTGGCTGTTGGGGCTACGGGGTGCCTACCGTGTCCAGTTGTAGTGGTGCCGCTGTGCGGGGTGTCTACAAGTGGCGGCGGGGTGCCGGTTAATGCAATTCTAGTCAATCGCGGCGAAGCTCTGCGACTATTTCTTCCGCTTCGGCTCTGTTGCCCCGTGGGGCGTGGGTGGTGATGCCTAAGCCTTCATAGATGCGCCGCGTGTCCGGGTTATTTTCGTAGGCGTCCGTTACGTCGTAATTTTTCAAAAGCCGTTCCGCTATTTCACGTTTGACGGCGTTGGTATCGCCGCCAGGATTCATGAATAGCTCATCGAAGCCAAGTCCAATACGTTCAAGGAGGCTTTTTGTGGCGTCACGCTGGCCCACGAATCGGCCAGTAACTACAAACACTTTGTTTCCGGATTCGTTTAGCAGCTGGATGAGCTCGTCATTTTTCCCGCCGGCTCTGAATATCAGTGTGTCATCGATGTCGACGATGATTGCTGGAGGGCCACTAGCTAGGCGTTCTTCGTCTGGTTCCGCAATGTTGAGCGCGGCCAGCTGGGCGAGTGCTTGGCGTTCTGTCCGGTGGCAGCCTTCAAGCTCGCCGTCTTCGTCTTTTATGACGGCGTAGCCGTTGCACAGCTCGCTATCTGTTTCGATATGCCACGGCATTATTCAGCGGAGGAATCGAGGACTACGACCGATGCGCCGCCTACGCCGTCGATGGCGTAAATGTCTTCATTGATTGGAACGACGATGGCTATTGACTCGTCGCTTTTTAATGGAAAGCCGGCCCCAGTTGTCACGCTTGAATTGCCGACGTAGGTGATACCGCTTTTTGAATGAATGTAGACAGTTCTTTCGAAGTGTTGTTTTGGTGCGATCACTAGAGCTGTGACGCCTACTTCAAAGAGAGTGGCTTTCATTTGCGGATGCCTTTCAGCAAGTCTTCAAGTGAATCTAGGTTCGGGGTGCTTGATTGGTCACGGACTCCCACGACCTGGGCAGCGTGGCCGTATGCGCCGAAAGTAACTAGCGAAACTTCGGCTAGGTGAGCGGCTAGGCGTTCGACTACGCCATCCTTGCGGCGGTTGTCTTTTAAGGCCTGGAATCCGATACTAAGCTCGGATAGTGCGCCATCCCGCACGAGCTCCAGGATGTCATCCGCGCGAGAGCCTTTGGAAACCTTAAATTCTCCATACAGCCCGGA